CAGAGATCTGAGAGACATAGGGATTAACCGTGGCGACATACGTAGAGTTGTAAACGAAGAATAGTCTAGCAAGAGGGAGAGGCTTGTGGACCCATTTACTATAATTAGCGGGGCCACTATTGCCTTTAACGCTTTAAAAAAAGGCATAGCCGTTGGCAAAGATCTGCAGGATATGGGCGGTCAGCTTTCTAAGTGGGCAGGTGCAATAGCAGACTTAGAGTTTGCAGATCGCCAAAACCAAAAGCCACCGTGGTACAAAGCACTGGGTGGTGGAGTACAGGCTCAAGCTATGGAAATCTTTGCAGCCAAACAGAAGGCTGCTTCCATGAGGCAGGAGCTAAAAGACTACATATCGGTTATGTATGGCCCATCAAAGTGGCAAGAAATATTAGAGATAGAAGCAGACTTACGTAAGCAGAAGAGAGAACACGAACACAGGCAAATGGAAATAAAACAAAAAATAATAGAGTGGACTTTAGGTATTATATTGTTTATACTTTGTTCAGGCGCTTTGTTTGGATTTGTGTGGTTAGGAACTAGGTAATGGCAAGACAGTTAACAGAAAAGCAACAAAAGTTTTTAGAGGTCTTATTTGATGAGGCTAACGGAGATGTTGTTACAGCTAAGAAGCTAGCAGGGTATGGTGAAGGCTCATCTACTACAAGTATTGTAGAATCCCTTAAGGATGAAATAGCTGATAGAACACGTACATGGTTTGCACGTACAGCCCCTAAAGCTGCAATGGCTATGACTAATGCTTTGTATGATCCTACTGAACTAGGTATACGTGATAAGATGGCGGCAGCAAAAGATTTACTTGATCGTGCAGGACTTGGTAAAGTTGATAGGATTGATGTAGGTTCAAGTAGTGGTGGTGTGTTTATCCTGCCATCCAAGGAAGGTAAAAACGAGTAATTAAATGAACCGTGAATCTTTGGGGTATTGGGAGCTACCCAAACCACACAAAGGTGAGGAAAGAGAGTGGCACGTAATAGCGAGATCAACAAGCACCGTGCCATTTGGCTACAGAGTACACCCTGAGAATGAAGGACTATTAGACCCAATAGCACATGAGTTAGAAGCATTAGAACTTGCAAAGCGGCACATAAAACAGTATAGTTACAAAGAAGTTGCTATATGGTTAACTAAACAGACGGGTCGCTATATCTCAACAACGGGTTTAAAGCAAAGGGTAGACATTGAGCGAAGACGTAAGAAATCAGCTTCAATTAAACGCAAGCTTGCCAGAAGGCTCGAAAAGACGTTACAGGAAATCAAGAAGCTCGAAGAAGAAAGTATCGGCGCATACAGAATCATACCCCCAGAAGAGTGAGCCTATACCTGTAGAGCGTATTCCTGCTGAAGTAAAAGCACCTGAGTTTGATGTTGACACTGCACAAGAAGTAGTGTTTAAGCCTAACCCAGGTCCACAGACAGACTTCCTAAGCGCATCTGAAAGGGAAGTACTTTATGGAGGGGCAGCAGGTGGCGGCAAGTCATATGCCATGTTAGCTGACCCACTCCACGGTTTAAATGACCCTAACTTTAGTGGTCTACTTGTACGACATACAACGGAAGAATTACGTGAACTTATTCAAAAATCGCAAGAGCTTTATCCCAAGGCTATACCCAATATCAAATGGTCTGAACGAAAGTCTCAATGGGTATCACCCAGAGGGGGCAGACTATGGATGTCCTATCTCGACAAAGACATGGACGTTACTCGTTACCAAGGTCAAGCGTTTAATTGGATAGGTTTTGACGAGCTTACGCAGTGGCCTAGCCCATATGCGTGGGACTACATGCGAAGCCGCTTGAGGTCTGCATCAACAGAGCTAGGCTTGTACATGAGGGCTACAACTAACCCTGGGGGAAACGGACACCAGTGGGTTAAAAAAATGTTTATAGACCCAGCGCCTTCAGGTAAATCCTTTTGGGCTACAAACATAGAAACTGGTGAGACTATTAGGTTTCCTGTTGGTCATAGTCGTGAAGGGCAACCCCTATTTAAACGCAGGTTTATTCCTGCTAGTCTGTTTGACAACCCTTATCTAGCAGACACAGGTGACTACGAAGCAATGCTACTCTCGCTTCCAGAGCACCAGCGCAAGCAACTGCTAGAGGGTAACTGGGATATTAACGAAGGAGCAGCTTTCCCTGAATTTAATAGAAGCATACACGTTGTGGAGCCTATCGACATCCCTGACTCCTGGCCTAAGTTTAGAGCTTGCGACTATGGTTACGGCTCCTATACAGGAGTACTATGGTTCGCTGTCACACCAAGTGAGCAGTTGGTTGTCTACAGAGAGTTATATTGTTCTAAGGTTACGGCTACAGATCTAGCTGATATGATACTAGAAGCAGAATATAAAGATGGAACTATTAGGTACGGCGTGTTGGACTCTTCCCTCTGGCATAAAAGAGGTGACACTGGCCCTTCACTAGCAGAGCAAATGAACATGAAGGGATGCAGATGGCGTCCATCAGATCGCTCTCGTGGGTCAAGGGTTGCAGGTAAGAATGAGATACACCGCCGTTTGCAGGTGGATGAGTTCACTGAAGAGCCTCGCCTTGTGTTCTTTTCCACCTGCACTAACACTATAGCACAGATACCTTCAATACCCTTAGACAAGAAGAACCCTGAAGACGTAGACACAAATGCTGAAGACCACTTATATGATGCATTAAGGTATGGTATAATGACTAGACCCCGTAGTTCGATCTGGGACTACAACCCAGCAAGACAAAACTCTGGCTTTCAAATGTCAGACTCAACTTTTGGCTATTAGATGCGCACTTGTAATGTTTGTAAAGTAGATAAAGAATTAGATGCTTATCATAATTGTAAGTCTTTTCCTTTAGGTAAAGTTTACACTTGTAAAGAGTGTGCAAAACAAAAGACACGTAATTGGTCTATAGTTAATCCTAATAGAAAAAAAGAAACAGCAAGAAAAGAATACAAAAAGAACAAACATGTTTATATTGCAAGAGTAGCAAAAAGAAAAGCCGCTAAACTAAAAGCTACACCTTCTTGGTTGACTGAGAAACAGTTAAATGATATAAATACGATATACAAAGCCTGTGCTAAAATAACAGAACGTACAGGAAAAGCACACCACGTGGATCATATAATACCCTTACAAGGTGTAGATGTATGTGGACTTCATGTTCCGTGGAACTTAGCTATTCTGCCAGCAAGCATGAATCTAGCTAAACATAATAAACATAATAGTTGGGATACTAAGCAATGGCAGAAATAGACGATCTTTCCTTTGAGACAGACGAAGTAGTAGCTGCAGAATCTAGTGAAGACAATATGTTTGCTAGCCTGAACGGCATTGTAACATTCGTAAATGATCGCTTTAAACGTGCAGAGGATGCGCGACTAGGTGATGAGGAACGCTGGCTACGCTCTTATCGAAACTACCGTGGCATATATGGTCCAGAGGTACAGTTTACGTCTAGTGAAAAATCTAAGATGTTTGTTAAGGTTACTAAGACAAAAACTCTTGCAGCGTATGGGCAGATTGTAGATGTACTCTTTGGTAACAACAAGTTTCCTTTATCTGTAGAGCCTTCTGTTTTACCTGATGGTGTGGCAGAATCCGTACACATTAACGTTGATCCTAATGCTGGCCCAGCGCAGGGAGCACTAGCAGAAGCCTTTGGCGCAGAACTACCTAAGCCTTACTTGATTGGTCCTGATACAAAGCTACAACCTGGTGAAACACGTACTTCTCTTATGAAGCGCTTGGGTGGCCTTGAAAGAAAGCTAACCCCTGTAAGCGACAAGATCATTGAGGGTGATGGCACTACACCTACAAGCGTTACCTTCCATCCTGCTATGGTAGCAGCTAAGAAGATGGAAAAGAAAATACACGATCAACTAAACGAAAGCGGAGCATCAAAGCATTTACGTAGCATGGCATTTGAGATGGCATTGCTAGGCACGGGTGTTATGAAGGGTCCGTTTGCTGTAGATAAAGAGTATCCTAACTGGAATGAAGAGGGTGACTACGATCCTTTAATCAAGACTGTTCCTTCTACTAATCACGTATCTGTGTGGAACTTTTATCCTGATCCTGAATCTACAAGCATGGATGATGCTGAATATGTAGTAGAGCGTCACAAGATGTCACGTAATCAGCTACGTGCTCTACGTGGGCGTCCTTACTTTATTGATGACTCAATTCAGCTAGCCATTGATAAAGGTTCTGACTATGTGCGTAAGCACTGGGAAATGAAGATGGAGGATGACGATACACGTCCTTCTGACAGTGAGCGCTGGGAGGTGTTAGAGTTCTGGGGCTTTGTTGATACAGATTTACTAGAAGAGAATGGGATTAACATACCACGTGACTTACGTGATCTATCAGAAGTAAATGCTAATATATGGATTGTTAACGGTGAGATTATACGCTGTGTGCTAAACCCATTCAAACCATCACGTATTCCTTACTATGCTGTGCCATATGAGCATAACCCATACTCCTTCTTTGGTGTAGGCATTGCAGAAAACATGGATGATACACAAACATTGATGAACGGTTTCATGCGAATGGCTGTTGACAATGCTGTATTATCTGGTAACCTACTGATTGAGATAGATGAAACAAACCTAGTACCAGGTCAAGACTTATCTGTATACCCAGGCAAGGTCTTCCGTAGACAAGGCGGCGCACCAGGACAGGCCATTTTTGGAACCAAGTTCCCCAATGTAGCTGCTGAGAATATGCAACTATTTGATAAAGCAAGGGTATTAGCTGATGAATCCACGGGTTTTCCATCGTTTGCACACGGTCAGACGGGTGTATCGGGAGTGGGAAGGACTGCTTCTGGTATTAGTATGCTTATGTCTGCAGCTAATGGCTCTATACGATCCGTTGTTAAAAATGTAGATGACTATCTATTAGCACCTATGGGTCGTGCCTTCTTTGCATTTAATATGCAGTTTGACTTTGATGAAGACATCAAGGGTGACTTAGAGGTTACGGCTAACGGCACAGAAAGCCTGATGGCTAACGAAGTACGCTCCCAGCGACTAATGCAATTCTTAGGTGTAGTACAGAACCCAGCACTAGCACCTTTTGCTAAGATGGATTACATCATTCGTGAGATCGCTAAAAGCATGGACCTTGATCCTAATAAAGTTACTAACTCTATGCAGGATGCAGCTATCCAAGCTGAGATTCTTAAAGGGTTCCAACAACCTGCTCCACCACCGCCTGAAGCTGCGGGTGGCCCAGCGCCAGTAGGACAAGAGGGTGCGGCATTACCAGCAGGTGCAGTAGCACAAGATCAGACAGGCGCAGGAGGCGGCACTATAGGTACAGGGGTAGCACCAGTACCAGGAGAGCAAGGATTCTCAGGCAATGTCGCTTAAGTCTTTCGTAAATAATAAAGGCGAATGGGATGCATTCTGTGAAGAAATTAATAATCAAATAGCAGAATTACACAAACGCTTGGAACAATCTGAGAATGTAAATGATATATACCAAACACAGGGAGGTATACGTGCTTTACGTAGACTCATGTACTTAAGGGACAAAGTTAATGGCATTAAATGAAGACGATCAAACAGAAATAGTATTTAAGACACGGCGCAATCAAGTAGACCCTGTGTCAGGCAATGAAGTACCCCCAGGTTCTCTACCTGAAGAGGTACGTGATGACATACCTGCGATGTTGAGCGAAGGTGAATATGTTGTACCTGCTGATGTTCTGCGTTACTATGGCCTGAAGTTCTTTGAGGATCTACGTGAACAGGCCAAGATTGGTATGTCTGAAATGGAAGCTAATGGTCGTATCGGTGGGGAGCCTGTTGAAGTAGAAGGCGATAGTGGTATCTCGGATGAAGAGGTTGCGGCTATGATGCTGCAAGACTTATCACAAACTCAAACGGGGGCTGCTCAAGGAGGTCTTATGGGCTTCCAAGAAGGCGGCTTGAGCTTTCCTGAATACATTAAGCAACCTGATATAGCACAATTTGGATACACTGGATCTAACTCTGGTGGCCTAGAGTATCGTGTGTATGTAAATAATCAAGGTATGAAAATTACTATTCCGTTTTTTAATGGACAGCCTATGTCTATGATCCCGCCGGGCTATGCTCCAGAAGGACAACAAGTTAAAGAAGAGGTAAAAAAAGTTGATGATTCTGATAAAGGTAGAGGAAAAAGAGATCCAGTAGAAAGTGAACCTCCAGATTATAGCAATTTATCTATTGAAGAATTAGAAGGTAGGATTCAAGGGCTTAAAGATAAAACGACAACAGAAGGCAAGATTTCTTCGTTTATAGATAGCATACCAATTATTGCTGGCATAAATATGTTGGCAGGAACAACTAACACGCAAAAACAAATAGAAACGTACCAAGCAGAATTAGATAGTAGAAAATCAGAAACAGATGACGAACCTAAGAATACTGTCAGTAAAGATCCTGCTGATATTAAAGCTATGGAAGATGACGCTCCAAGGGGCTATACATATAACCCAGATACAGGGTCTTACACAACAGACGACACTACACCAGATGAATCACCAAGACCACCGTCAAGACCGGACAGTGGTAATTTAGGAGGAAACGAGGTGTCAGGAGATTTATCTGGTATAGGTCTATCAGAAGATAATCAAGGATACTTTGCATGATGCAAAAACCTAAAAATAAGAAAAAGAAATAATAATCCACATAACTATAAGGATACCCAGTTACGACTGGCCCCAACATAAGGAGTAAGAAATGGTTGAAACTCAATTAATACAAACTAACTCTGCGTCACATCAACGTAACGCTAATCGTGTCGCACAAGATGAGGCAGAACTAAGGGAACTGCTTAAACAGGCAGGTGTTATTCAAGATGAAGAAGCACAAGAAGAAGAGCAAGTTGCTGAAGCGCAACCCCGTAGCTCAAAGCCTAGCGCAGAGTCAGTACAGGCAGAGAGTAGTACCAAACAAAAAGAAGAACCTAAATCTGAAGCACAAGAAAGTGATGATAGCTTAAGTGTTGAAGAGAAGACGTTCAAACAAAGATATGCTGACATTCAGCGTCACATGCAGAAGACATCAGATCAACATAAAGAAGAGATTGAAAAGCTAAAGAAGCAACTTGACGCAGCTACTAAGAATGAGCTTGTACTACCTAAGTCAGAAAACGAGGTAGAGGCTTGGGCTAAGAAGTACCCTGATGTAGCGGGTATTGTCGAAGCTATAGCAGATAAGAAGGCCAGAGAGCGTTCATCTGATCTTGACGGTAGGCTAAAAGAGATTGAAGAGTTACGCATCGTAGCTAAACGTGAAAAGGCCGAAGCTGAACTTGCTGCATTACATCCTGACTTTAATGCTATTCGTTCAGATGATACTTTCCATGATTGGGCTAAAGAACAGCCTAAGTGGGTGCAGGATGCTCTGTATGAAAACATAGAAGACGCTAAGTCTGTAGCTCGTGTGATTGACCTATATAAAGTTGACAAAGGCATCTCGTCTAAGTCTAAGAAACCTAGCAGTGACAAAAGTGCAGCAACTTCTGTTATGGCAAAGCGTACAGCTACACCTGACTACGACGAGGCTGCTGGTTACATAAGGGAATCACAAGTAGCTAAAATGACTATTAAAGAATACGAGAAGCGCATGGAAGAGATTATGGAAGCTCAGCGCTCTGGTAAGTTTATTTATGATATATCTAAGAAATAACTTGACAAGAAAACAATCATAAGTAAAACTATAGTATATACACCAAATAAGTGTGTATGCTTTTATAAGCACTAGCCACAACAAAGAACTACCTCTGAGTAAAGGCCCAGCGCTGATAGGAAGGCCATCCTTGATGCATAGCTGACTACCCTGAAATGATGAGCCTCTTTAGTGGATATGTAGTGTCAAACTTCACGCCATATCTATAAGGAGAAATTAACTATGGCTATAGCACTTGCCTCTGGCAAAACTGGATTTAACGGCAACTTCAGCCCGATTATCTATTCTAAACAAGCACAGATCGCTCTACGTAAAGCGGCTGTCGCAAATGCAATCACGAACAACTCTTATTTTGGCGAGATTGCAAACCAAGGTGATGTGGTTCGCATCCAGAAAGAGCCTGACGTAACAGTTAATGCTCTTGAGCGTAAAACTGCTATCAGCGTTGAAGACCTGAATGACGAGGACTTCTCACTCACCATTGACAAAGCTAACTACTTTGCTTTCAAAATGGATGACATTGAAGACCAATTCTCAAGTGTTGATTACGTTTCCCTTGCTGCTGATCGTGCAGCATATAAAATGGCAGACGCAATGGACGCAGACATTCTGTCATACATGTCAGGCCACACAACTGCTGGTGTTTTGATTACGACAACATCTGGTGACGCACAGCATGACACAGCAGGTAACTTGACTGGTGAATTTTTGACTGCCAATCATCTTACTATGGCTGACATTGGTCACATCACAACTTCAGCATCTGCAGGTACAACAGGTGACTCAATCCCACTAACCTCACGTCTTCCAGGCGCGACTGCATTGTCAACCACAACGACTTCACCACTAACGGTGGTAGCACGTATGGCACGTACAATGGACGTAGCAAATGTAGACTCACGTGGACGGTGGATTGTTGTTGATCCTGTGTTCATGGAGATCTTGAAAGACGAAGATTCACGTCTATTGCAATCTGATTGGGGTGGCAATGGCTTGATGAACGGCTTAGTATTGAATAACTTGCACGGTTTCCGTGTATACGTTTCAAATAACTTGCCTTCAGCGGGTACGGGACCAGGCACTTCAGGTGCAACTGCACAGGATGATAACTATGGAGTTGTTATTGCTGGACAGGACGATGCTGTTGCTTCTGCTGAGCAGATCAACAAAGTCGAGAACTATCGTGACCCAGATTCATTCGCTGACATTGTTCGCGGTATGCATCTTTACGGGCGCAAAATTCTTCGTCCAGAAGCACTTGTAACAGCACGTTACAACGCTGCTTAATATTACATAGACTGTTGGGCTGGCTTCGTCAAGAGGCTGGCCCTTCAGCACATTTAAAATGTAAGGTTTTTTAATGGCTACGTATGTAACACTTGTAAATGAAGTACTTCGCCGCATGAATGAAGTACAGTTAGACACAGGGGGCAATGGCTTCTCTGATGTACGTAACCTACAGGCATTGGCTAAGGATGCCGTAAATGCTAGTATAAGAGAGATATTGCAAACCTCACAGGAGTGGCCCTTTACTCTTGTGACGTATACTCAAACACTATCTTCCGGTGTAGGAACTTATGATTTTCCTTCTGACTACTCCAAGGCAGATTGGGATACGTTCTACATTAAGAAGCTAGTATCTACAAGTAATGATCCTGGAAGATTACCCGTAATAACTTATAATGATTACATTAGATACCATCGCGCTATAGAAGACGCTTCAAGTACAAATGGCTACTCAACGCCTAATATAGTTTACCAAACACAAGATACTAAGTTTGGCGTAACACCTCTTCCTGATGAAGCGTATGAAATAGAGTACCGTTATTGGAAGTTTCCTTCAGACTTAACTGTGTATAATGATACTTCTATTATTCCTGATAGGTTTAACACTGTCATAGTTGATGGCGCAGTTATGTACTTAATGCGGTTTAGGGCAAATGAACAAGGTGGAGCTATACATCAACAGAAGTTTGAGAATGGTATTGATAACATGCGGCGTTTATTACTAGACTCACCTATGTATGTGACTTCTACTGTTTTAGCAGGATACCATTTTAACTCTAATACAGGCACTAAATAATGCCAGATAATCTGCGTACATTTGCTTCTCCTTGTCAGGGGGGATTAATACTTAATACAGATCCCCTTACACAGGGGGGTCAGCTTTCAGGTACAGCTATACGTATGATTAATTATGAACCTGCCCTTGATGGTGGGTATCGTCGTATAAGTGGATTTACACAAGCATACGGTGAACTAACTGGTTTAGCTAATTCACCTGTTTTAGGGGTACATGTTTCGGCAAGTATTAATCAAGGTATTTTTGCTGCACGTAAACCTTCTTCTGGTAATAATTATTTACATTGGTATAATCACTACTATGATGTAGCGTTAGGCGCTGGCGAAGGATCTGGCTTTACAGTAGGTGAAACTGTAACAGGTGTTGTTAGTTCAGGAGATAGTACTGCAGTAGCAGCTACAGGTACAGTTATATCTAAAACTGCAGATGCTCTTGTAATTGACTTTGGTAAGTTGCCCACTAATATATTTGCGACAGGCAATGTTTTAACAGGCGGTACATCTTCTGCTACAGGTACAGTGCAATCTACTCCTACTGTTAAAGGATGGCAAGCAGTAACTACTTCAGGCTCACCTACAATGACAGGTGTTAGTAAAGTTAGGTTTGAAAGTTTTAATTGGGGAACACCTAAGTTTGTTGTTGTTGATGGAGTCAATCCTGCTGCTACATGGGACGGCACTACTTATACACAACTTAACACGGGCAGCGTACCCTCTGCGCCTAGCTTAGCTGCAGCGTTTAACAATCATTTATTCTTAGCTGGCGATAGTTCAGAGCCTTACAACTTGTACTTCAGTGCAAACGTAAATGAAACAGATTGGACTCCTGCTAGTGGTGCGGGTGTTATCAATGTAGGCTTTGAGATTATACAAATTAAGTCTTTTCGTAATAATCTATTTATATTCGGTACTAATAATATTAAACGTTTAACTGGTGATAACATTGCTAACTTTGTTGTTGAAACTATAACATCTAACATAGGATGTG